AGCCAACAACGACCGTATCCTGCGCTGTTTTCATGCAAATGCTGTCCACGCATGGGGCGCTATCCGGGTCAAAACATCTGTCAAGACTTCTTCCTTTTATAAGTCCGAGGTACATACCCTTGCCGTTCCAACCCACGCGTGCTACTTTCTTACCCTGTTTCAGTGCTTCGATTGCCTGTCCAAAATTCATAGTGTCTTTCCTCCTCAGTTATTCGGTAATTCCATAAGGTCGTTGTAAAGCTCAGTCGCGACATCATTGCCGCCAAGTGCATGATACGCCTTGTATGCTCTTGTGAGCGCCTCCTGAGCGTATATCGGGCATTTCCCACGCTCGGTATACTTTTCGTGCGACCGGATTATCTCGGCTCTCAGCAAGCACTGCACGCCTGCTTCAAGCTGCTCTGTGCGCTCATCGCGCTTCTGCTTGCGCGTTGCAAGCGTTGTAAACAGCACATTGCCAACGGTCACTGCTGCTCCGATGAGCGCTACAATAATACTGCTGTCCATTATGTACCCTCCATATCTGCGAGCTCCGCACGGAGCTGTGCCGCTTCTTCCTCCAGCGCCTTGAGCCTGCTCTTGTCCTCGTCCGTGCCTGCGCCCGCGACTATTGCCGCGAGCGGGCGTATTCTTGCACGGTCGATTTCGGAAAATCTCCGGGATATCTTGGCGGCTCTGAGCCGATTTTCCCGAGCAGCACGCTGCTCGTCATTTTCGCGCGGTTCGATGATTTCATCATAATTCTGCGACATATGCGTATCCTCCTTCTACTGCCTTGATGTCTGTTATTGTCCTCATGCTGGGACGTAAATCCAGCGGGTCGATGTCGTTTGTGCTCCGTATCTGATAGAAACGCTGACACTTCTCAAGCTCGGTCGCCAGGTCGGGATGAACAAACAGTGTTGCAGAGCCATTCTCCAGCTTCATCCACTCAATGGTAAGCGAATCTCCAATTTCGATGCCTTTGTTCAGGCTCACGGATACCGCTGATATGTACTCGCTGTCAGAAAGATCTACCGTCACACTGTTTATGCCAGCCTGAAGCCTGGGAGTATAGTAGCTGTCAACGTAGTCCCCAGCTGCGGTCACAGTGCGGATACGCGCGGCCCATACTCCGGTGACGTCCGCTGCCTTGAGAGATAGCGTGTATTTTCCCGGTGGAAGCGGGAACTCAAAATCCTGCCAAAAAGCGTGGGTTGTTGACGACGCTGTTACCGTAGAGGTGAGCTTCACACCGCCGGAAATCGGCGCTGCGCTGCACTTCCCGGGAGAATACCATCTGTCGACCGTGTAGCCGGAGGTGTATTCAGCCTGCCCGCGCTGATTTATACGGAAATCCGGATTTATCAGCAGGTTCGGATTGCTGTAATTCACCGCGTTCCACGCTGCCTTTTCAGTGGCGGTAACGTGGATATCCGAGTCAGCCGCGTGCGCTTCTATGGCGGCTCTTGCCACCTCGTCCACACCGCTCTCGCCGCCTGCCGATGTGGACGTCTTAAAAGGGCATGCGGTGTAATCGCTCCCTACAAGCTGAACCGAGCCAGTCCCGAGCAGGTACACTGTCCTGCAAGCCCCGTCAATTCTTACCGCCTGTCCCGCCGGAATGCTGACTACTCCGTCAGCGTTCGCCGTAACGCCCGGAGCAGTGGACGCGTACACCGTTGCAGTGCCGTCGTTCCTGAGCCAGGCGTTTGTGCCGCCCGAGTAATCCGCCCTGATTTCCGCGCCGGTGAGGACGATTGTTTTTGATGTCATGATTTATCCCTCCAAAAGTACCTTTTTGCCGTTGTAATAAAGCCCATCTGCCTTTGCCTCAAGCTTTCTGCCTGTATCATCGGTCGTGCTGTATATAGCCCATCCTTCGTTTGTTGCTTCAAATCTATACGTAATGTTTTTGCTGTTAACGAAAGAAAGTCCGGATGGTCTAAGATAAAACTTGCCCCTTTGGTAGACCCACAGTCGTGTAGTATTATCCACCTCAATCATTATGCTTTTTTCACCTTGGTTATCGAGAATAATCATGTTGCTACCGGAACTAAGCTCTACAAGCTGCTTGGGGTAGTCTGATGAAATAGTCAGATGCGACGCGTTAGTCCCGCTCAGCATAAAGCCATTACTAGCGCGCTGAAGAAACGCCCACCATTCGCCGTTCTGAAACATACACAACCCTCGTCCGTCCTGCACCGCGGCATACGAGGTTTGGGTCGGGGACACAAGCTTTTCAGCAGTTCCTCCTGACTGACTGAGCTGCTTCCTCAGCTCGTCTATCTGCTTTTCTGTCTGGGATTTGGGCTGCGTGCGCTGCCTTGATTCTGTAGAAGTCTCCGCAGAGTAGGCCACTGCCACGGATTCCTCCACCGCTGACAGGGACGAGGGCATGCTGCATTTTATTGTGTGCTGCCCCCGGTACCTCCAGATCTGAGAGGTGATCATGCCCGTTGCATATCCCCGGTCGGTGTCTATAGCGCCGCCCCGCAGCCGGACATAATCCCCGATCTCAAGAGCAGGGTCGCCGGTGAAACTCGAATCAAAAACGCGGTTCAGGCATTTGTACATCTGCAAAAGCTCATTGTTGAGCACCCCCGCGACAACGTCGTCGGAAAGCTCCGCAAGCAGCGGATTTTCGTTCAGCTCCATGACCGCAAGCTTCTCGCTGCCGCCCGCTAATATCTCTCTTGTGGAGTACACCGCAGCGCCGTTTCGCCTGGTGAACAGCTTCGCAATGCAGGTCGTATCGTCCGAGAAATCCGTATTGAAGCGGATATTCCCGGCTATTTCACGCACCGGGACTATTACTCCGCCGTCGTTCCTCTCACATGTGAGCGGCACGAATTCCAGCTCGTTGCTGCGGCTGATCCTCGCAAACGAAGCGGTCATCATGCCGACATACATCAGCAGGTCGCGTTCTGTCTGGATACGCGCCGTGTTTATCTTCGCGGTCTGCGCCGCGTTCGGGAGCGCTTCGAACTCCGCCTGCGTCATTCCGAACGAGACCCCCGCTGCGGAACACGCTCCGCACACAAGCTCGTACAGCGTTCCGGAGCGCTCGGTCGCCTCCACATCGAACAACGCCATTCCATCGAACGCGGAAAGCGTTACCGTGTCGTTCCGGCGCTTTATCGAGGAGCCGTCCACATAGAAGCGCCCGAGCGGCACCGTCTCGGACTTCGCAGCCTGCATATCGCTGTCGTGGTACAGAATGAACGCGAGCCGTATCGCCGCGCCGTCAAGGTCGCTGGTTTTCCCCGCGAAGCCTTTAAGGGAGCAGGAAAGCTCCCCGGAGTACACCCCGCCGGGGCGGAAGTCCCCTCGGCCGTTCATTTTCTGCGTTATAGAAAGGGAACCGGCGGCAATATTGTCGTCGGTCAGGTGAATTATAGCGCCGTCCCGGAGCCTTACCACGCCGCTTATCCCGGTGTACCGGACCGGCGCTTTTATAAGCTCCCTATAGGTATCTGAAACATTGTACATATCAATACTCCGTGAATGACGTGGTGAAGCTCCACCAGCTCTTTTCCGGGTCGGAAGGCTCCCAGCGGAGCACCTCCGGTTCTCGGCTCGGGTCGGCGTAGCACTCCATCGTGCTGAACTGAACGTCGGCGGGCTGGTTGATGTCGAAGAACCTGACCTGTATCTTCGGGGGCTTGATAGCCTCGCGTATCTTCCGCAGGTCAGGGGTCTGCACTATCCAGGTGAACGACATCTTCCGGACGTCCGACCTGATGATGTCGCGGGTAGCGTACATTGATTCCGACCGCCCGGAATTTTTGCTGTCGTAGTCCTTATAGAGAGGTTTGAAGCTGCTCGGCGTGGGCATTTCTACGCCGTCTATCTTGATTATCGAGGCGGTTTTCTCGGACATAAGTACCTCCTTTCGGGCAAAAGAAATGCGCCCTTTTTCAAGAGCGCAAAATATGCAATTGAGATTCACAAACCCACGCAGGTGCGAATGAGCGTTGCAAATAGCGGGAACATCGCTATAATCCCCAGAATGAGGAAGAAAGTTGTCGCCGCTTTTATTGATGTTACGTCCTTTGCCTGCTTTGTTGCAAGCTTTTCGACCTTCTGCTGACTTTCAAGCAGCGCAGCGAGGTTCATGTTGATAGCCGTCATAGCTGCCATAGTCTGTTCTTCCTGTGTGAGCGGAATTACCCGGGGCGTTTTCGGAGCAGCGTCCGGTTTCTGTAATTCAGGTGTCATTGTGATTCCTCCTTTTTATTCCTTTCGGATTTAAATAGATTATATCACATCACATTGCAAATGTCAATATCCGTTTGACCTGGTCTGCTCATTATTCTGATACTGCGTTACGGTTTCGCCTAATATCTGCCCATCAAGAACAGTGTAATTGTGGATTTCAAACACCTGCTTGGTTTCGTCTGCCGTTAGCGGTCTGATGTCGCCGCTGGAGGCGGCCAAACCGCCGGGCATGATAGCAGCCATGCTCTGCGCAGACGAGTAGTCCGCGTAATCGTAGCCGCGCATTTTGCCAGAAAAACTACCGGCGCTGTAAGTTTCAGGCGAATATTCAGCGTTATCAACTCCGCGCATTCTTCCGGAGCCCCAGCCTTCCTTGTGTTGAGTGCTGTAATCCGTTGGTTCAGGATTAAGCTGCTCATAAATCCACGAACCTATGCCCATCCAAAACTCTTTCCAGGCTTCGCCAAATTCACCCATCCACCCGGTGAGAAATCCATTGATATCCTCAAGCCAGTTCTGAATATCCGTCAGCGCCATATACCGGTCGTACTCGCTGTTGTTTTCGCCAAAAGCCCGGTACATCGTGCTCCCGACGCCCGTCCAGAAATCTGACCAGTCATCGCCGAAAAGCTCCCTGACCTTTGAATCAAGCACTCGCAGGCTGTCCAGCTGCGTATCGCTGTTGAAGTTAAAACCGTCAAGGAATGTTGC